TAGACATTGTGTGACCATTCTTATCATCCCAAAGACTCTTAGCATTAGAGAATGCTGGAATTTGGTAAAATTTAATACCATTGAAGTCATGACTCACTTCATGGTGTTTGTCTCCTGTGAAGATGTAAAAGTTGTTATGAAAAGACCAACCATCTTTAAACTCCATTGGAAACAATGCTGCTAACTTAGCAGGCTTAATAGCATCTCCGTGGTTAAACATTAATGCTGAAGATCCATAACTTATGTACTTTCTATACTTAGGAGAGCAATCAAATTGTAATCTACTGATGTTTCTAAAATAAGCTTGTAACCAAGTGATCATATGCCATCCAGCAAACTCATCATGATTACCTGCTACATATACAACATTTACATTCTCTGCATGCTGTAATAACATTGTAATTACTAAAATCTCATGCTCACAGATAAACTTAAATGAATCATGATATGTGTGAGTGTTGGTCTGAGGAGTGCCCTTAGTAGTCATACCAGAGTATTCACTATTAAACTCATCAGAACCAATGATATAAGTAATATGTTCTAAATTGTTGGAAAGCTTTGCTTGATTAACAATAGTTTCCACCTTATAGATAATGTTACCCAATCTAGCAGAAATATCATTATTACCATCTATATCATATTTGTTTAAGTGAGAGTCTTGTTTGTTAATAACTAACATTGCATTTTCCTTACCACTTACAAACGTAGGACTCATAATGTCTTGACTTACAGGCTCATATGAAGCTAGAAAGTCTACAAAGCTATCTTGAAATACTTGCTCTGTGGACTTCTTTCCTAACCAAGCTTTTACTTGCCAGTGTGGATTTCCACCATTTCCCCAGTAGTTCTGTACATATTTAGTTATCTCCCATTTATCTGTATCTATCTTACATTTCTCAATAAGATCATCTAAGCTCTTTACTTCCTCAGATAAGTTAGCTACTATCTCTCCTGTACCCTTAACTATATCTTCTGTAAATCTAACTATTGTATCTTCCAAATCTGCTATATAATTCCCTAATTCTGCTTCAATTTCAGCAACCTCTCTCTCTCTAATATCTGCAAGAAGTTCATCAACTTCTGTTTCTGTAATTCCTAGCTTTTCAGCGTAATACTTCTTTGATTTCTTCCAGTGTAGCATTTGTTGAAGTTGGTCTAATAGACTTTGGTTTTCAGACATATAGTTAAATTTGGTTAAAATTACTGTAAAGGTAAGAACTATTTTTGATATTCCCAAAAATATATTAACTAATTTAGTTAATGAAAATAATCAATTTGATTATAAGTTAAACAAAAACCCCCAGCCTAGAAAGGCCAGGGGATGCCCTGTAAACCAACAAACAGGGTTTTTAAGATTATATACAGTTAGATACAACGTACACTATGTAACCATAGCCACCTATTGTAACAATATCTCCACTATTGAATGATCCTGCAGGCACACCATTAACTGTTAAAGCAACAGGTGAGTTCAAACGAGAAGTTAAGCTCGTAGACCATGTACCTGAGATAAACGAAGGTGTACTAGAGTTTGCAGATTGTCCAATAGATAATCCAAGAATACCTCCAGATAATGCAGCTCCTGCTACAGCACTTGTTGTACAAGTGTTAGTAGGATAACCGTCTGCACTGATAGAACCAACTGTAACTGACTCTAATGGAGCCATGCTAGCTACAATTGTGAAGGATGATGAAAACACATTATAAGCTAAAGTTAACGTCCTTAATACAGTTGTAGTAGTTGTAGTAGTTGATGTGGATGTAGATGATGTAGATGTAGTTGTTGTTGTTGGAGCACCAGATATATCTAAATACAAAGATCTATCACACACTCCTGTAGATCTAACTAATATTTGTGTAGCATCGTCAGGTACAGGTGTAAGATAATATCCAGCCACTAATGCAGCTCTAGATACACCAGTTACTATAGGTGTTGTAAAGCCATCTGAATTTGAGTAAATATCAAAAGGACCTACATCAATCCCTGCTAAGGTTAAGGTTATTAATACTGTCATTTAATTTTGATTTAACATTGATTTATAATAGCACATAATTGTGCTGTTAACGTAGGATTAGCTGCAATAGCGTCTAATATAGATTCAGCATTTAGTTTGTTGTCAATCTTTTCAAGAGCGACAGTTAAGCTATTGTTTGTGTTAATTCCTGAGTTAGGAAGATTTGGTCCAACGTAACATATGGTGTTTGAGTTAGTGACACCAGGGGGATGATAATAAGCATCCCAACATTGCATTCCAGGTAAACAAGACATTTATTGTTGATTTAAAATATTAAGGAATATACATAATGTAATAAGCAGCAAGTACAGGTTGGATGTTAGGATGTCCTTGTCCATTACCAGTAGTAGCGTTACTTACACCTGTTGTTACAGTGATGCCTGTTACAGCACTTGCTGTAGTAAGTGTTGCTAATGAACCAGCTCTAGAAGCATCTCCAGCACCTCCAGGTTGCACAACTCCTTCAAAAGCATGACTGTGTCCTGGATCATTTACAGTGGATAATGCTGTAGCAGTGTGTGTATGACTAGGAAGTTGAGGAATAGTTAATCCTACTAAGTTTGTACCAGTGGTGTCTCCTATAGAATAATTAGGATTACCTGTGTACGCAGGATCTACATTAAAGTTCAATGCTCCACCAGGAACACCTTGAATAGCTCCTACACCCACTCTTCCTCTCTTATCAGGAGTGCCATTAGCACCATTGCATAAATACACTTTATCCCATCCTAAGCTTTGTATACCAGCTCCTGTACCATCAAAGTTAGTCAATGGACCATAGTATTCTACAACTGTATAAGGAACCATTTTGGTGTACTGTTGTGTACTACCGCTTGATTGTTCATCTAAATAAGCTTGAATAAGACCATTTAACTCATCAAGACTAACATAGTTATCTTGTACATTTAATGTTAAACTGGTTAAGTTAGCTGAGGTTTGACAAAGCCTATTGATTGTAGCTTGTAAAATTGCAACAGTTCCACTATCAGGTAAAACTCCTACAAGACAGTTTACATTATATGTTCCTTGTAATCTACCTAATTCAAATTGAAGAACACTCACCTCATCCTGTACATAACAGATACTTCTTGTAAGAGCAGTTAGGTACTCAGGAACAGTGTATATACAATCTGGGGTTACTGGTAAAAATAGTTCAACAACTGGACAAATAATCCCTGGATTGATAGCAACATTAATTCCTGTACCATCTAAACATGAGGTTAAGTAATCTATTAATCTTTCCTCAACAATAGCTAATGAATCTCCTGTTTGAATTTCTAAAGCTAGTGAATCTGGACCTGTATATCTAACACATTGGTCAGATACCGTCTCAACACATCCATTAAAACAAGCATCACAAGATCTTGTTGGTGTAATGTTAGAAGTTGTACTTGTAGTAGTGGTAGTTGTAATATCTCCTGCCATTTTATAATTTATTTATGAATTAACAACTTCACTCTACTAGCAATCATTGATATTGTGAAATGTTCACAATAGTTAATGTTACAAGCTTTGTATGTTAATATTTGTTTGTAATTTATTAAGTCACCTACTACTTGTGTTGGTATATAATAGTTCACAGAGAATACAATATTATTATACTGGATAACTGCCCAGTAGGTTAATCTATTATCTATATCAGTTAGTAATGCAGGTATACTAGCACACTCGATACAATTCGTTAATCTTGGATATAACATTTTTAATTCTTTGAGTTGCTTGTTTTAACTTGTTATTACAAGCTGAACATAAGCCATTAATTAATTGACATCCGCAGCCTACCCTTAGGCCACAATCTCTACAGTTTGCCATACTAATGAAAATTATTTATGTAGTTGTTACCAGAACAACCACAGTTGTTGGTTAAGAAATAATCTAATTGTCTGTCTGCCTGAATATATAATGTATTAGCTGTGTCTATAGCACAGTTATTAGCTGCTGCAATAGATCCTTGTATCATAAAATTGATACTGCTTAATACTACCTTTGATTGTGTTCTGATAGCCAAATCACATTCCATCATATCTAACTTCATGAATGCATTGTCAAACTTCTCTTGTATTCTAGCAGTACGCATTATGTTTTTTTCTACATAATTTGTTAATGCTGGGTCCACTGTATATTTTAAAAAATACACACCATCTGGAAGAGGTTGATAAACTCCAAATGGACTAAGTCCTAATATTACAGAGTTATATACATTAAAGTCGTTAGGAGCGAAAGGAATAAGAACAGGATCTACAAAACCAGGAATAGTAATAGACATAGTTGGTGATGTTACTACTGGTGGATCTGTATCATAAACTGATGTATCAGCCACACCTAATGTATTAACATCAAAAGTATTAATTACTAAAAAATCTAAAGTCATGGTTATTTAAAATAATAATGC